GCCTGGCAAGCCCCCCGTCAATTACACACCCCGGGTACGCAGAAAAATATTTATAAGTAAAGTAGATTGCACAATTGACTGTTGCGTGTAATTCGTGAAACCCAATATCCATGCGGGTTCCCAGCCATCAAGGTACGTCTTGGCAGAAAAATAATTAGCGGTCGCTAGCAAAAATTCTGTCACCCCCACCCCTTCCTGAATTACACGTCCCATCCTATTCCTTGTTTCCTCAAACACCCCCCGGGTAGGATTCCTAACCTCCCCTTGCACAAAGATATATTTTTCTGTTACATTTAGAACAACTGCCGAAGGAGCCTTCGCTGACATGGATGAACTAGTACCGCACATCGAGGAAAACATTCCTCTGCCACAGAACGCTAAAGAGGCGTTCCCTGAGCTGTCGCCTGCCGAAGAACTGCAGATGCGAGCCAATGTCATCAAACTAATGTCTGACCTAACGGGTCAGCAAATATCCCCTACCAAAGATAACGCCGCACAAGCTACAGAGTTAGCTCGTCAGATGGCGTCTGATCCTAAACATAGACCAGAATTTGCTAAGTACCCTAACGAAACACTAGCGTTTCTTGCGGGTATGGTTGCACAGATGAACGTCTCTATCGTAGAAGAGTTGTCTGATTTCAAACTGTATGTAGTAAACAAGCTTGTGCATGAGATTGAACACACACGCGACCCAAAAGCACGCCTTACTGCGATAAGAAATTTGGGTGAAGTAGATGGTGTAGACGCGTTTAAGAAACGTTCTGAAGTTACGCACAAAATTATGACTGCCGAAGAGGTAGAAAAAGAACTTTTGGAGACCTTGCAAAGCTTAGAAAGTAAGGTCATTGACGTTGAAGCACGCGAAGTAATAAAGCATGAGTCAAACACTAACGCCTGAGGCTATTTTTAAGCTGCGGCAAGCCATGCCAGCTATGCCTGACAAGCAAAGAAGGCGCACGCTTGAGCTATTAAAGCGATACGACGCTAACATGACCCAAAATATGGGTAAGGAGAGCTTTCTTGATTTTATCAACCACGTCTATCCGGGCTATAAAGTGGGACCTCACCACCTTAAACTTATACAAATTTTTGAAGATATCGCTGCAGGTAAGAAAAAACGGGTTATTGTTAATATCGCTCCGCGACATGGTAAATCAGAACTTATATCCTATCTCGCTCCTGCCTGGTTTTTGGGTAAGTATCCACAGAAAAAAATCATCATGGGTTCCCATACGGCAGATTTGGCTGTTAACTTTGGCCGTCGTGTGCGTAACCTCGTTGGATCGGAAGCTTATAAGGGAATATTTCCGCAAGTAGAGTTGCAATCTGACTCTAAATCTGCTTCACGGTGGGGTACTAACTTTAATGGAGAATACTTTGCTATTGGTGTCGGAGGTGCTCTTGCTGGTCGTGGCGCTGATCTATTTATTATTGACGATCCTCATTCGGAACAAGAAGCTAAGACTGGGAGACCGGACGTTTTCCTTCCTGCTTGGGAGTGGTTTCAGTCTGGCCCTCTCCAGCGTCTTATGCCGGGTGGCGCTATCATTATCGTGATGACCAGATGGTCCAAATTGGACCTGACGGGCATGATTGTTCAGCAAACTGAACGAAATGAAGACGTAGATCCGTGGGAAGTGGTTGAGTTTCCTGCAATTAAAGATGACGGGCAGGCACTTTGGCCAGAATTCTGGGATGTTGAGGAGTTATTAGCTAAAAAAGCTGCTTTGGACATCCGTTATTGGAACGCGCAGTACATGCAGAAGCCTACTTCAGAGGAAGGGGCGCTAATTAAACGTGAATGGTGGCAAATTTGGGAAAAAGAAGACCCTCCCGAATGCGAGTTCATCATTATGTCGCTCGATGCCGCGCAAGAAGCTACCAATAGGGCCGACTATAACGCGTTAACGACGTGGGGTGTGTTTTATAACGAGGAAACACAGAACTTTGCCATCATCTTGCTCAATGCCATCAAGAAAAGGATGGAGTACCCAGAGCTTAAGAAGCTGGTGCTTGAGGAGTACAAGGAGTGGCAGCCAGATGCGTTCATGGTGGAGAAGAAATCCAACGGATCGGCGCTGTATCAGGAGTTTAGGCGCATGGGCGTGCCCGTAGGGGAGTTTACTCCGGGCAAAGGACAGGACAAAATAGCGCGTGTGAACGCAGTGTCTGACCTTTTTGCATCCGGCATTGTGTTTGCACCAGACCACCGGTGGGCTAAGGAAGTAATAGAAGAGTGCAACGACTTCCCAGCTGGCACCAACGACGACTTGGTGGACTCTACAACGCTTGCGCTGTTAAGATTCCGTCAGGGTGGGTTTTTACGACTTCCGACAGACGAGCCGGAAGATAATTTTTTAAAACAGTACCGCAAGAAGGCTGCGTACTACTAAGGATACATCATGGCGACAAATATAGATAAAGCTCTGTACGAGGCTCCTCAAGGACTAGATCAGTTGGGAGAAGCAGAAGAGCCAATCGAGATTGAGATTGAAGACCCTGAGGCAGTGCGCATTAAAGCAGGGGACGTAGAGATTGAGATTGAGCCAGAAGAGGACGATGATGAGTTTAGTAAAAACTTAGCTGAAGATATCCCTGATGATGTTCTTGCATCACTTGCTGGTGAGTTAATCGGTGACTACGAGTCAGACGTATCTGCTCGTAAAGATTGGGTGCAGACTTATGTTGATGGCCTAGAACTATTAGGCTTGAAGATCGAGGAAAGAACAGAGCCTTGGCCCGGTGCTTGTGGTGTGTACCATCCGCTCTTGACTGAAGCGGTTGTGAAGTTCCAAGCTGAGACCATGATGGAGACGTTCCCTGCGGCTGGTCCTGTCAAGACTAAGATCATCGGCAAAGAAACCCCAGAGAAGAAAGACGCAGCGGAGCGAGTTCAAGAAGATATGAACTACCAGCTTACTGACGTGATGAAAGAGTACAGACCTGAGCATGAGCGCATGCTCTGGGGCTTGGGCCTTGCTGGTAACGCGTTCAAGAAAGTTTACTACGATCCATCACTGGGTCGTCAAGTATCTATGTATGCGCCAGCAGAAGATGTGGTCGTGCCATACGGTGCTTCAAGTCTCGCTGATGCAGAACGTATCACGCACGTCATGCGTAAGAACAAGAACGATCTGAAACGCTTGCAGCATGAGGGTTTCTACCGCGATATTGATCTGGGTGAACCTACTCAGACGATGGATGAAGTAGAGAAACGTATTGCTGAGAAGATGGGCTTTCGTGCAACGCAAGATGACCGATTTAAACTCTTGGAGATGCAGGTTGATTTAGACCTCAAAGGCTATGAGCATAAAGACGAAGACACAGGCAAAGAGACGGGGATTGCGCTCCCATACATCGTCACGATTGAGAAGGGTACAACGAACATCCTTGCGATCCGCCGCAACTGGGAACCGGACGACGACCTCTGCCAAAAACGCACACACTTCGTCCACTACGGTTACATTCCCGGGTTTGGTTTTTATAATTTTGGCCTTGTCCATCTTATTGGTGCTTTTGCTAAATCTGGTACTTCTATTCTTCGTCAGTTGGTGGACGCTGGAACTCTATCTAATCTACCCGGGGGATTTAAAACTCGAGGACTACGTACCAAAGGCGACGACACCCCGATCTCCCCCGGCGAGTTCCGTGATGTAGACGTTCCTAGCGGTACGATGCGTGACAACATCATGCCCCTGCCATACAAGGAGCCATCACAGGTCTTGGCGGCGCTCTTAAATCAGATTATTGATGAAGGACGCAAGTTTGCAGGAGCCGTGGAGTTGCAGACATCGGACATGAGTGCGCAAGCGCCTGTGGGCACTACGTTGGCTATTCTCGAGCGTCAGCTCAAGACAATGTCGGCTGTTCAGTCTCGCATCCACTACTCGATGAAACAAGAGTTCAAGCTCTTGAAAGTAATCATCCGCGACTATACGCCACCTACGTACAGTTACGAGCCAGAAGAAGGCGGTCGTCGTGCGAAGCAGTCTGACTACGACATGGTCGACATCATCCCAGTGAGTGACCCCAACGCTGCGACGATGGCTCAGAAAGTTGTTCAGTATCAGGCTGCGCTGCAGCTTGCGCAGACAGCTCCGCAGTTGTATGACCTGCCTCTTTTGCATCGTCAAATGCTCGACGTGTTAGGTATCAAGAATTACCAAAAGCTTGTACCAATTCATGATGACATGAAACCTCGTGACCCTGTCACAGAGAATCAGAATTTGCTTAATAGCAAACCCGTTAAAGCATTCCTGTACCAGGATCACAAAGCTCACATTGCTGTTCACATGGCTATGGCTCAAGATCCTAATATTCAAGGTTTGCTTGGTCAGAACCCTCAATTGGCGCAACAGATTATGGCGGCTGGCTCTGCTCACATTGCTGAGCATTTGGGCATGGAGATGCGCAAACAGATTGAGCAGGCTATGGGTCAAACCTTGCCTCCATACAACGAGGATGCGGATGAAGTTGAGATGTCTCCAGAGATGGAGGTTCAGGTGTCTCAGATGGCTGCGCAGGCTGCACAGCAGATCTTGCAACAACATCAGCAAGAAGCTCAACAGAAGAAGAACCAGCAAATGCAGCAGGACCCACTTATCCAGTTGCAGCAGCAAGAGGTCCAGATCAAAGCAGCCGAGCAGCAACGTAAGGCGGCTAAAGATCAGGCAGATGTCATGCTCAAACAGGCTCAGCTACAGATTGAACGTGAGCGTATCAATGCACAGCAAGAGACTGAAGGCGTGAAGATTGCTATGAAAGCGCAAGCTGATAAAGCACAACGTGATCACGTGCATGAGCAGGCCGGTTTTTCAACGGGCATAGATATAGAAAAGCACCGAACAATGCTGGCTAACCAAAGGGAGATTGCTCGACTGCAAGCAGAAAGCAAATCAAAACAGCAGAAGCCCAAAGGAGGTGACTGATGTATCAAACTAGACAAGCGCTGGATCTTTTGATTCAGCAAATTGATGCAAGCATCAAACAAATCGAAGAAGACTTAGGAGCCAAATCTGCTAAGTCTTACGAGGAGTACTGCAATAAATGTGGGGTTATCACAGGTCTACTCACAGCTCGCAGAAACATTGCAGACCTGACAAAAAACTTGGAGAACTCGGATGAGTGATTTACCTACGCTGGACTTGAGCAAGGTCGTTGATCTATCAGCACTGATGCACAAAAAAGCGGAAGAGAAAGCAAAACAGCTACCTAAACCATCAGGCTACCGCATTCTGTGCGCAATTCCTGAGGCGGAGAAGCAGTTTGAAGAGAGTGAAGCTGGTTTGATTAAAGCAGACGAAACCATGCGCAACGAAGAGACCCTCACAACGGTCTTGTTTGTCGTTGAGCTTGGCCCAGACTGTTACAAAGATACAACAAAGTTCCCAACGGGACCTTGGTGTAAACAAGGCGACTTTGTTTTGGTCCGGCCTTACGCTGGCTCACGACTGGTCATCCACGGTAGAGAGTTCCGCATCATCAACGACGATACTGTAGAAGGTATTGTTGACGATCCACGCGGCATAAAACGCAAATAAGGAGCGCACATGCCTAAATTTAGCGATAGCTATAAGTTCCCCGACGAAGAAGATAAGGGTAAACCCGAAGATACCCTAGATATCTCCGTTGAGGGCGATGACGTAGATATTAATATCGACGTAAAAGACGATACTCCTCCTGAAGACCGGTTTGTAGAACCCCTTCCGAGCAGTATTAAAGAGGACTTGGAAAAAGCCGACGACTCTGAAGATTACTCCCATAACGTAAAGCTTAAATTTAAGCAGTACAAGAAGGCTTGGCACGACGAGCGTAGGGAGAAAGAGGCTGCATTACGTGAGCAACAAGAGGCTTTAGCCGTTGCACAACGTATTCTTGACGAGAACCGTAAGCTTAAAAACGTCCTGCAATCAGGCGAAAAAGAGCTTATTTCTACATATCAGTCTAGCGCTGAAATGGAAGTTGATAAAGCCAGCCGTAACTACAAAGAAGCCTACGACTCGGGTGATTCCGATAAGTTACTTGAAGCTCAGCAGGAGATGATCCGTGCTCAGCTTAAGCTCGATAAAGCAAAAAATTTCAAACCTACTGTACAAAACGAAGAAAATGATGTACAAATCACACCACAGAGGTCTCAAAACCCTCAAATGGACCCGAAAGTTGCGTCATGGGTGTCAAAAAACCCATGGTTCGTTGATCAAAATAAACGATCTATGCGCAGATATGCTGAAGGTATCCATGAGGATTTAGAGGCTAGATATGGTCGAGGCTTCATTGGTACTGATGAGTACTATGCAGCGATAGATAAAGAAGTTCAGCGCCGGTTCCCAGAAGAATTTGGCACTACTTACAACGAAGAGGAAGATAAACCTCAACGTACAAAACCAAGCACGGTGGTCGCACCAGCTAAGAGGAGTACTGCTCCTAAAAAAGTAGTTCTTTCTAAGACGCAGGTGGGCTTGGCAAAGAAATTTGGATTAACCAACGAGCAATATGCTCGTGAACTTATGAAATTGGAGGCCTAAATGGCTGAAAGCAGATTACAACGCGAGATTACAAATAGAACTACCCAAGAGCGCCCCAAGCAGTGGCAGCAGGCGGAACTTCTACCGGAACCCGATAAGGCTCCGGGCTTTGCGTACAGATGGATTCGGGTGTCTACTTTGAACAATGCTGATCCTCGTAACCTCTCCGCTAAATTGCGCGAAGGTTGGGAGGTGGTAAGTGTAGAAGAGCAACCTAAATTTCAACTGCTAGTTGATCCCAATAGCCGTTTTAAAGACAGCATTGAGATTGGCGGATTGTTACTTTGCAAGACTCCTTCTGAGTTTGTTGGTCAGCGAACGAAACACTTTGCTGATATGACACGAGCACAGGAAGAGGCTGTAGATAACAATTTAATGCGTCAGAGCGATGCGCGGATGCCGATCTTCAATGAGCGGAAGTCCACGACGAGCTTTGGCAAAGGTTCTTAAATTTTATATAGGAGTCTTAAATGACTTATCCAACTGTCTCAGCCCCTTACGGCGCAAAGCCCGTAAACCTGATCGGTGGCCAAGTATTTGCTGGATCGACTAGAAATCTACCTATCCAGTACAACTATGGCACCGCTCTGTATTACGGTGATCTGGTTACTTTGTCAGCTGGTTATGTTGTGATTGCAACTTACCCTGTTAGCACTACCAATACAACGGTCGGTGTTTTCTTGGGTTGCTATTACACAAACCCTACGACTAAGCAACGTCTATTCTCACAGTACTACCCAGCTAACGTAACTGCTGGTGACATTACTGCAATCATTGGTGACGATCCTGACCAAGTGATGAAAATCGCTGTTACTACTACCGCTGGTGGTACAACTATTGGTTCAGCTTCTTCAATTCTCGTTGGCGCTAACATGGCTGGCGGCACACAAGTTGGCTCTGCATCTACTGGCAACAGTAGCATGTCTGTTGTCGGCGCGTCTGCTAACGCTTCTGGTGGTGGTTTCCGCGTGTTGAACTTGGTTCCCGATACACAAGAAAGCTATTCTTCAACATACGTGTCTGGTGGTGCTCCATCCGCCACTTCTGTTGTGGTTTCAGGCTTGCCTGTTGGCGCTTTCTTGCCAATCGGTACTGACGTGTACAACGTGGTAAATGGTCAGTTGCAGTTCACAGGCGCTACTTTGAGCGCTGCTTCTACTGTAACAACCACTGGTAGTACAACTCTTACTGTGACTGCGGTAACAACCCAAGTCGTCGGTACTGTTGCACTGGTCGTAACCCCCGAAGTGTTGGTTAAGTTCAACTTCGGCGCACACCGCTATTACGTAGCATAAGGAGCTAAATCATGGCTATTTCACGCGCACAACTATTGAAAGAGCTGCTCCCAGGCTTGAACGCATTGTTCGGTTTAGAGTATGCACGTTACGGCGAAGAGCACAAAGAGATCTACGAAACAGAGACCTCTGAGCGTTCATTCGAGGAAGAAACAAAGCTGTCTGGTTTCTCAGCTGCACCTGTTAAGAACGAGGGCTCTGCCATCGCTTATGACAATGCACAAGAAGCATGGACTGCTCGTTACAACCACGAAACCATCGCTTTGGGCTTCAGCTTGACTGAAGAAGCCATTGAAGATAACTTGTATGACTCACTGTCTGCTCGTTACACCAAAGGTCTGGCTCGCGCCATGGCTTACACCAAGCAAGTAAAAGCTGCTGCGGTGTTGAACAACGGCTTCTCAGCTGCCTACACAGGTGGTGACGGCGTCGCTTTGTTCTCTAGCGCACACCCCTTGGTCTCCGGTGGTACTAACAGCAACATCCCATCTACTCCTGCCGACTTGAATGAAACATCGTTGGAAAACGCTGTTATTCAGATCGCCGCATGGACAGATGAGCGTGGCTTGCTGATTGCTGCTAAACCCAAGAAATTGGTCGTTCCTTCTGCTTTGCAGTTCACGGCAACTCGTTTGCTCGAAACTGAACTCCGCGTCGCTACTGCTGACAACGATATCAACGCATTGAAGAACAACGGTTCAATTCCTGAAGGTTACACAATTAACCACTTCTTGACCGACACCAATGCTTGGTTCTTGACAACCGACGTGCCTAACGGCATGAAGCATTTCGTTCGTACCCCCTTGCAGAACAGCATGGACGGTGACTTCGATACAGGTAACGTCCGTTACAAGTCTCGTGAGCGTTACAGCTTCGGCTGGTCTGACCCTCTGGGCATGTACGGTTCTGCCGGTGCTTAATATTTCTTAGGAAATATTTGAAAGGGGGCCTTGCGCCCCCTTTTCTTTTGTTGTATATTGCTTTTAACCCGGGGTTATCCGGTGCATTAGACAGTCCCGGCTGACGACATACAGACTAATGCACTCTACTTGTATGTAAGGAAACATCATGGCAAATACCACGTTCTCCGGCCCAGTCATATCTAACAATGGCTTCATTACCGGAACAGCTTCTTCCCCTATCGTTGAGACTACCGCTACCAATGTGTCGGAATCGTATGTTACGACTTCTGCTGCTACTGGCGATACACGTTTGTCTTATCAGCGCTTGGAATTTACTTCCACTGGTTCTGGCGAAACTATACGTGCTTTGACTCGAGTGACAGGCGCTGGTGGCGCTACAGGCGGCACAATCAACGGTGCCCACATCAGCTTGAGCATCAACGGTTCTGGCACTATCTCCGGCGCAGGTAACGCTCTTCGCGCTACTTTAGGTGGTTCTTCCACAAACCCCGGCGGTACGATTGCAGCTATTCAAGCTGACTCTGACTTTGCTTCTGGCGGTACTTGGACAAACGCTTCTTTCATCCGCTTTACAAACAGCGGCACTGGCACAGTTGCTAACCTGTTTAATATTCCCGCAGCTATGTTTGTAACAAGCACTGCCACTATTGCCAAGACTTTAAGAGTTGTGGCTTCAGACGGTACGCCTTATTTCATCATGTGCTCTAGCGCGGCTTAATATGCAGATCACCAAGGAATTCTTGGAGACTGAGATTCGTGACCTTGAGACTGAAGCACAGAAGGCTAGTACCTTTTTGACTCAGGCTCAAGCCACAATCCAAGCGTACAAGATGCTCATAAACAGGCTAGAAGCCCCAGAACCGGAAACGGAGCAATCATCATGATGCAAACAGACGTAAAATCCGCGCACATAGAGGCTACAGGCACTGCGGTGGCTTATCGCACTCGCATACGAGGATATCAATTTATAACTGGCGGTACTGCTGGCGACATTACTTTCCGTGATGGGGGTTCCGGTGGCCCTATCCTTATAGAATTTAATATTGCTACTGCGCCAACAAATCCAATGTCGTTTACGGTACCCGGCGAAGGCGTTTTGTTTAGTACAGACGTTCACATAACTTTGCCTGCTAACGCCAAAATTACGGTGTTTTATGGCTAAGAGTCCAGCATGGCAGAGGAAAGAAGGCAAGTCCGAGAAGGGCGGCTTGAACGCCAAAGGCCGAGCCTCTGCGAAAGCGCAAGGCATGAACTTGAAACGTCCCCAGCCAGAAGGCGGCTCCCGGCGAGACTCTTTCTGTGCGAGGATGAGCGGCATGAAAAAGAAGCTGACCTCGGCCAAAACTGCCAACGATCCGGACTCACGGATCAATAAGAGCCTACGGGCTTGGAATTGCTAACATGAGTGACATTGAACTTACTGAACGCGAAGAAGCGATCGCCAGAAGAGCAGCAAAGCTAGCCATTGAAGAAATGTCTGGCGAGTTCTACAAGAAGGTTGGTAAAACCGTTGTAGAGAAAGCGCTCATCTGGATTGGTATGTTGGTTGTTGGTTTTGTAATTGGCAAAGGCTGGATCGTTAAGGTCTAATATGCCAAGCGTAAGCAAGAAACAACACAATTTCATGGCAGCGGTGGCCAACAATCCATCGTTTGCTAAGAAGGCGGGAGTCCCACAGTCCGTGGGAAAAGAGTTTAACAATGCCGATAAAGGCAAATCTTTTAAAAGAGGTGGTGATATGGCTACAAGTATGGGTAAACCCGTGATGAAAAAAGGTATGAGCACTGCTAAGGATGGCATGAAGAAGGCCACTCCTATGGCTGATACTTCCATGATGGGCATGAAAAAAGGCGGCATGCCTATGAAAATGAAAGACGGCAAAAAAGTGCCTATTTTCGCAGCTAAAGGTGGTGGTATTGAGTCTAAGGGTAAAACCAAAGGCAAGATGATTACCATGAAGAGCGGCGGCAAAACCTGCTAATTTAGGAGCCTAAAATGAGCCCAGCAGAAAAACAAGCGCGGGAAGATATGGCTGACCGCAAGATGAATGCGGCTACTGAAGCCGCGTATACAAAGTCTTTGCGTAATACCGAATATGCTCCCGAAAAGAAAGACCCGCGTGACGCAGTTCGTGGTCAGCGTGGTTACGCTAAAGGTGGTTCTGTTGGCTCAGCTTCTAAGCGTGCTGATGGCTGCTGTACCAAAGGTAAGACGCGCGGAAAGATGGTGTAATCATGTTGGCATCCCGTGGTATGGGCGATATCCGCGCCTCTAAAATGCCCAAAGGCGTTAAAACAGCCCGACGGGATAACACTGATTTTACCCAGTACAAAAAGGGTGGCAAGGTAAACGCTGCTGGCAACTACACAAAGCCAAGTCTTCGCAAGAAGATTGTGTCGCAGGTAAAAGCCGCAGCAACGCAGGGTACTGGCGCAGGTCAGTGGTCAGCGCGTAAAGCTCAGCTAGTTGCCAAAAAATACAAGGCGGCTGGCGGGGGTTACCGAGATTGAAAGCGCCTCAAAAATCATTGAAGGATTGGGGCGACCAAAAATGGAGAACCAAAAGTGGTAAAAAATCTTCTGACACTGGTGAAAGATACCTTCCAAGCGCTGCGATTAAAAGTCTCAGCCCTGCTGAGTACGCTGCGACAACGCGTGCGAAACGTGCTGGCAAAAAAGCCGGAAAACAATTCGTAGCCCAACCCAAGACAATTGCAAAGAAAACAGCAGGGTATAGATAATGGCTAGCACTTCAGGACTCTCCACTTTTAACCTAGACTTCAACGAAATTGTTGAGGAAGCGTATGAGCGGGCGGGTCTTGAAGTTCGTACTGGCTATGAGTTTCGTACCGCACGCCGGTCCTTCAACATGCTTACGATTGAATGGGCTAACCGTGGCATCAATTTATGGACTATTGAGCAAGGCCAATTCGTAATGAACACTGGGCAGGGCGTCTATGCTTTGCCTAGTACTACGATTGATCTCTTGGATCAGGTTATTCGTACACAGGCTAGTACGCCTAATCAGATCGATATCAACATTAGCCGTATCTCTGAGTCAACATACTCAACGCTGCCAAACAAGTTGTCGCAAGGCCGCCCTATTCAGGTGTGGATAAACCGGCAGTCTAATGAGAGTTATTTGTCTACGGCAACGGTAGCGGCTACAGTGTTATCAACAGATACAACTATTACCCTCAGTTCAACAGTGAGCCTACCAGCTACAGGATTTATCACAATTGGCACAGAAACAATCTACTACGCTAACGTCAGCGGTAATCAATTACTTAATTGTTATCGCGGTCAGTACAACGGCGTCACTAATACAACTGCCGCTGGTCATGCAATTGGCGCAGCCGTAACGGTCAATAACCTCACGTCTGTAAACGTGTGGCCTACGCCTAACGCTCCTGGCGATCAGTACGTGTTTGTTTACTGGCGTATGCGCCGTATGCAAGACGCTGGTAGCGGCGTTAACGTGCAAGATATCCCTTTCCGGCTGATTCCATGCGTAGTGGCTGGTCTAGCCTATTATGTTGGTTCTAAGCGCCCCGACGTGCCTATGGAGCGTATTGTGATGCTTAAAGCCGCCTACGAAGAACAATGGACGTTAGCGTCGCAGGAAGACCGCGAGAAGGCTCCTGACCGTTATGTCCCAAGACAGTCGTTCTACAGGTGATGTATGCCAAGTAGATACGCTTCAGGTAAATATGCAATTGCTCAGTGTGACCGCTGTGATGAGCGGTTCATGCTTAAAGACCTGAAGAAAGAGATCATTAAGACGCGTCTTTTTAATTTAAAAGTGTGTCCTGAGTGTTGGGATCCTGATCAGCCTCAGTTACAGTTGGGTATGTATCCAGTGGATGATCCACAAGCTGTACGAGAGCCACGTCCTGATGTAAGCTATACACAGTCGGGAACTAGTGGTTTACAGATTCTGCAAACTAATAGCACTGCTCCGGATGGTTTTGGTTTCCCAAATCAGGGTAGCCGAGACATTCAGTGGGGATGGAACCCTGTAGGGGGTTCAAGAGGTTTTGACGATCCTTTAACACCAAATTACTTGGTGTTGAACATAGAAGTTGGTACAGTTACCATATCGACAACATAAGGAGCTTAATATGGACAAGAAAGATTTGGCACAAGACAAGAAGACGGCAGCTGGAGCCGTGCATAAGCACGAGAAAAAGCTGCATCCCGGTCAGCCTATGACTAAGTTTGCCAAGGGCGGTAAGACAAATGCTCAGATGAAATCTCTGGGTCGTGGTTTGGCTAAAGTAGCTAACCAGAAGAAGTCTTCCTTCACATACAAAAAAGGTGGCTAATATGGCTAAATTCAGTCAGAAGCAGGGCGGTAAAGAAGTCGGCAATGCCGAAGTCTATGCTAAGCCACACACCATGACCGGTGAAAAAGTTGAGCTAGGTAACGGCTACAGCGGCGCTAAACCCACTCGCGCAGACACAGTAAACATGTCAGTTGGTAACATCAATCGTGATGGCTACAACCCTGATGTAAAGACAACTGGTATCAAAACTCGCGGTAATGGATGCGCTACTAAAGGCACGATGGCTCGAGGACCGATGGCATAAATATGAATTACGTTGAATTGTTCAGCACTATTGAGTCGTATACGGAGAATAATTTTCCGGATATTACCCTGTCTAATGGGTCGACAAATACATCTACTGAACAGATCAATCGGTTCATTGAACAAGCTGAACAGCGTATCTATAACAATGTTCAGTTTCCGTCTCTTCGCAAGAACATGACGGGCAACATTACAGCAGGTAACAAGTACCTCAAAGCGCCGGATGATTACCTTGCCACATATTCTTTGGCGGTGATTGATGCGTCTGGTAACTACGAGTATCTGCTTAACAAAGACGTTAACTTTATTCGTCAGGCGTATCCTAACCCCACTACTGATGTTGGGATCCCTAAGTACTACGCGCTGTTTGGACCCTCTGTTCAGAGCAGCGTCATTACAAACGAGTTGACGTTTATTCTTGGCCCGACACCTAATACTGGGTACACGGCAGAGTTGCATTTCTATTATTATCCTGAGTCTATCGTTCAAGCAATAATTGCGTCTTTTGGTACGCTAACAGGCGGCTCTGGCTACACTAATGGTTTGTACTACAACGTGCAGTTGACTGGCGGTAGCGGCACTGCGGCTTACGCGGATATTACTGTTAGTGGTGGCGCTGTAACATCGGTTGTTATTCGTAACGGTGGATGCCTGTATAAAGTAGGCAATGTATTGTCAGCCGCTGTTGCTAATATTGGCGGCACAGGGACTGGGTTCTCTGTACCCGTAGCCACAGTAACAAACGTAACCGGCACTTCATGGTTAGGCGATAACTTTGATACCGTGCTTTTGTATGGTTCGTTGGTAGAGGCGTACACATTCATGAAGGGCGAGCCTGACATGATTACTTTATACAACCAGAAATACGTGGAAGCACTTGCACTTGCTAAACGTCTGGGCGATGGTATGGAGCGTCAAGATGCCTATCGTTCTGGTCAATATAGACAGGCGGTGACCTGATGGCTATTCAACAAGGCGCTACTGATGCGTTTGCAACGGGTCTAATGAATGGGGTGTATAACTTCACTACTGACTCGTTTAAGATTGCTCTATACACAGGCTCAGCATCGTTAGGCCCTACTACAGCTATCTACACAAGCGCAAATGAAGTTGTAGCTACAGGGTATTCCGCCGGTGGAATAGCACTACCCGTTTCTGCTGTACCCACTTCTGCAAACAACACAACGTTTATTTCGTTTTCCAACGTAACTTGGAATGCAGCTTTAACTGCTAGCGCAGCTTTGATCTATAAGTCTGGTGGTACTAATCCAACTGTATGTGTATTAGATTTTGGTGCGTCAAAAACATCGACAACTACTTTTACAATACAGTTCCCAACCGCAAACAGTTCAGACGCGATTATTCGCATCACATAAGGAGAAAATATGGCATTGGTCACAACCACCAAAGGCGAAATGGATGAATCTCTTCTTGAGAAAAAAGAAGGCTTCGTTGATAATGACAATGAGTACACAACATGGGTTGAGTATTGGCTGGATGGTGAGTTGGTTCACCGCTCTGCTCATGTTGCCCTAAAGCAATCTGTAACACTAGCTGCTGAAGCGGCATCTTTTAACTAAGGAGCCTAATATGGCAAATACACAAGCAATGACAACAAGTTTTATGGGTGAGTTAATGACCGCCACCCATAACTTTGGTACTGCCCCCGTTCGCGCAAGCGGCGCAACTGATGCGTTTAAAGCCGCCTTGTATTTAGCATCGGCTACGTACAACGCATCTACCACTGCTTATTCAACTACGGGTGAAGTGACTGGTACTGGTTACTCTGCGGGCGGTGTTGCAGTTACATTTGGAACTCCTCCTACCGCTACTAACTCTTCCGTTACTGCGGGTGTTGCATTTGTCACGCCTTCAGCCAGTATTACTTATACTGGCGTAACGTTGGCTACAGCTTTTGATGCCGTGTTGATCTATAACTCAACACAAAGCAACAAAGCGGTGAGCGTCCATACCTTTGGTTCACAGACAATTACTGCTGGTACGTTTACTCTTACCATGCCTGCGAATACAACTTCGACTGCTTTGATTCGTCTGGCTACAACCTAATAGGGCCGGTGGGGTAACTCACCGGAGTAGCCATGTTCGGTATCTCCGCATTTGCCGAAGCGCCATTTGCCTCGCTTGCGGGGCAGACAGTAGTCGTTGCTCTTACCGGCGTTCAGGCATCTGGCGCGGTAGGAACAGTCACGAATGGAGGAGTCTCAGTTGAATTAACTGGAGTCCAAGCTACCGGCAATGTAGATACAGCAGCCCCAGTCATCACCGTTGACCTTACAGGCGTTCAAGCAAGCGGTGCAGTAGGATCAGTTGAGGAATCTTTTTCTTCAGCACTCACGGGCGTTTTAGCGACGGGCGCAGTAGATACAGTTGGAGTTGAACGCTCTCTAGGTATTACGGGCGTATCTGCTACGGGTGAAGTTGGTAATGCCGTATATGCTGAAACTGATGCACTGACAGGCGTAGCGGCTACGGGAGCGGTTGGTTCTGTTACTGCTACTACGCTGTCTATAGAGTTGAATGGTGTTGCGGCTGCTGGCGCAGTTGGTACTGTAGATGTTGCACAAACTAGCGCTGAGAATGGCGTATTAGGAATTGGTAGTGTAGGAACTGTTGGGCCTGATATTTCAGTTGCACTGACTGGTGTTGAGGCTTCTGGCTCAGTTGGTACAGTCATATTTTATGTTGTCTACGAACGGGCTTTAACGAGTGTCTCCGCAGAGGGGGCTGTTGGCTCAGTCGGGGGAGCATCTGATAGGTCTGTTGAATTGTCCGGGGTTGGTGCTTCTGGGGGGCTTGGCACCACCGGTGTTTTGCACGAGAATGCGCTTAATGCGGAAGGCGGCTGGGGTTCAGGTACATGGGGCGAGTACGGTTGGGGTGAAGGCCCAGTTAATACAACGTTCATTAGCGGGCAAGTTGGCACAGTCATACCCGGTAAAGTAGCCGACCTGACAGGTGTAGAAGCCAGAGGATTTGTTGGTATGTTCGGCGTTATCCATATCAATGGACTGCTGGGCGTAATGGCGCGGGGAAATGTAGGAAATGTTTCTAATTATTTCTGGACAACTATTGATGACAATC